CGCCAACTAGGTAATAGCTGTTAGTTGCTTTCTTTGTAAGGCTCGCGCCTGCGAACTGTCCACCTGTTAGTAAGGCTGCTGCCTTCGAGTTTAGAGTCACGCCTGCCCCGGCTGCGAAAGTGATAGGGGCAGCATCTACATTCTGAACAAAGTTGATAGTCTCGCCTACTGCTAGAACATCATCTACTGTAATGGTGATCGCTGCTGTCGCGTAGATAAACGAGTTAGCATCCCCGGCTACGATTGTGCGCGATGTTGCCTGCTCGCTAACTGTAGTGCTCGTATCGGGAATAGAGATAGCATCTACCCAAGCTGCCCCGGTGTACTTAGTGAGGTTTGAAGTACCGGTGAGGTAAGCGAACTGCCCGTTTACGGGAACTGAGATTGCAGCATCCCGAGCGGTAGCATCTGTAAAGACTGCGATAGCCTGCTGCATAAGATTTGTATTTAGTTCGCTCGCTTGGAGTGGGTTTCCGTTTGCGAAGATTTTATAAGCCATTTGTTACGCCTCTTTCCATAGGTCTAGTGTAGTAAGCCAGTTGTTAGAGTCAAGGTAGTGACTCACTTTTGTAATGGTGTAGTAGTCAAGTATCGAGAGAATGTCCTGCGAGAAGTCCACGCCGATTAGTTCACCTGGTAACAAGAAAGCTGCCTCTGTCAAGTTGCCCAGTCTGTCTAGCGTTAGCGTTTCTATGTTCTGTACTAAGTCTGTCGGGGACTGATTGAAAACTAAGTCTGACCAACGCTCTAGCTCTGTTACATCTGTAGTATTCAGCGTAACATCTTTGGCGTAAGTTCCGTAGAGAGAGATCGAGTCTACATTCTCTTGGACTACAAAAGTATCTGTATCTGACTTGAGGTCTACCCTGAGCGAGTTAAAAACCTCATCGCTACTAGAAAGCGTAGTTATGTCTGTCATGCAGAGATGATACTGAGTGCTGTGATTATTCCCGATTGTGTAAACTATCTGCCCTGATCCTAAGACATCTATACCGCCTAGCAACGAACTACCTAGCGTGAAGTAACCTCCACCTACCGGGAAGTCTGGAAGTATTGAGGGGTCTGGTCTGGGAATGAATACGAACTCTTGAGTAGCTGAGTCTATCCAGAATAGCCCTAGCCCTACCTGTATTGCCTCTGTGATTAGCTCTGCCGGGATTACCTGAGTTAGTGTCTGAGAAGGTATTCTGCCGTCTGCTGCGATGCTAAGCGCGCTAATGCTAGTTCCGAACTGAGTGGCAATTAGCTCTAGCTGCTCTAGTGGAGAAACATAGCCATCAACATTAGAAGAATCAAACTCTGCTATTCGAGTGTTTAGAAGCTGCTTCATAGAATCGAACGCTACTAATTGCAATAGGTTCTGCCCGTCTATGGTGTAGCTGCCTCCGATACTGTCAATTACACCGCTCCAGATAATCTGATCTACAGCATCTTTTACTAGTTTTATTCTGACCGGTACGCCTGGGCGGAATGATGTATTCGCAGAAGGGTCATAAGCGTAAGTCTGTAGAGTAAGGCGCGCTGCTGCTGGCTCGGGCTGGAAGTAAAGTTGATCTTCAATCGAGCCCCCATTTTCTATTAGGGCTGCGCTAACTGTGCAAGATAGGTTCTGCCAAGTGAAAGCCTGCTCGCCCCCACCTCCAAGTATGTTAGCTCCACCTAGAAGGCTCTCTCCGATTATGAATAGATTGCCACTCGATAAAACTGCTGCGCTGCCTAGTGTGCTAATTCCAATAATAAAAGCGTTTTCTGATGTATCGGGCAGAAAGAACTCTACCTTTAGGTCGCTTGCAATATCGAAGTTAGGGATAGTGGTCATCGAAGAAGCCTGGTACTTCCCTGGTTTTTCAAGGTTGTGTTGATATCTCTAATTATGTCTTGAGCATCTACTTTAGCGCGGTTGATATTTACATTTATATTTGTATTACTTGAAGTTGCTTTGGGCTGTCCTGCGATACCCCTTGAAGTGGTTGTAGGCGTGGTATAAGCGTAAGGTGCATAAGACTGATTGCCACGATCAAAAGAGTATCCTCCTGAGCTTGCAGACTTTTCTTGTTCTCTGTTTAGAGCAGATACCGCATCTCTAGCAGCGTTAGCCTCGGTCTTTAGAGTGCTTAATGCTAATGCTATACCGCCTATTACAAGGGCAGCACCTAAAAAGAATGGGTTAGCAAATACCGCCATTAAACCAACGCTTGATAAAGTGGCTTTTGTCGTTAGGGCTGTATAAATTCCGATAGCTGTATTTACACCCAGAAAAGCAACTCTTAGAGTTCCTAAAGTAATAGTGACAGCCAAAATTTGTTCCTTGTATTCAATAACCTTTAAGATAAGCTCTGCGATAACCGGAATAATTTGAACTAATTTACTTAGAAACTCTTGTATTGCAGGAAGGTTGTTCCTAATCTCTCTAAACAGCTCCACCATAACCGGGAGCAGCCCTTCGCCAATTTCTGCCTTTAGGTTTTCTGACTCTGCTCTTAGGTAAGCCTGCTGAGATGCAAACGTTTCTGACTCTCTGGCTGCCTGCCCTTGAGCGTCTGCGGTTTTCTCAAATAGAATTGTTAGGGCTGCCTGAGCTTCTGCCTGCTTTAAGGCTTCCCCTTCTAAATGGCTAAGTCCTTCTGCTGCAAGTCTTGCGTTAATGTCGCTTTTTTTAATAGCAACACCATACTTTTCTATAGGGTCAAACTCTCCCCTGAATAGTGAGCTAATAGACTCTACAGCCCCGTAAGTTGTTCCTCCGAATGTAGCTGCAAGATCGGCTGCTAATTGTGTTAGCTCTTTAGTTTTTTCTGATGCTTCATCTACCGGAACGCCATAGCCCTTTAGCTGTGAACCTAACAAAGCCATAGAGCGAGCAGCATCGGAAGCGCTTAGACCGATAGGGGCTAGGCTTCTGGAAAACTCTTGCATTTCAGGAGCTAAGTCTTTGAAGATAGACTCTAGCGCTCCAAACTGCTGTTCTAGGTCGCTTGCAGCCTCTAGAGAATCTTTTATCCCCCTGGTTACGGCTACTAGAGAAAATCCAACTCCAATAGCTCCTAGTGTGTTTCTAATGCTACTGCTAATAGTTTTAGTGGTCTTGTTTAGTTTTCCAAGCTGACCTTCTGCTCCGCGAGTAGCTTGAGTAAGTTTCTTGAACTCACCTAAGATTTCAACATTTAGGACTAGGCTCATTCTTCCATTTCCTCTACTCGCTTTATTAGCGCTTTGTATTCTGAGAGAGTTAGCTGCTTGTATTCACTAGGGCTAATGCCTGTAGCTATAACAAAACCTGCAAGCCTTTTAGCAGCTTGATCTCTTACTTTACTTTTGGGTCGCTACCTGCCAATAGCTTTAGTGCCTCTGACTGAGCAACCTTTTCTGTGTCCTCGAATTTATACTGTGGGTTTTCCCTACGCATGGCAATAAAATAAAAAACTCTTAGCGCTCTGCCTTTGGGCTGACCATCTGCAAAAGCCTCATCTACGCTGCGATTTAACAGCATTTCAATTTCTTCTATTTCGCCTAATGTAAGCTCTTCGAATTTAAGCATTTCTGCTAGTTCCTTTCGCGTTCTGTTTAGCTACTAGTTTAGCCATGTTATCGAAGTAGGTTTTATAGACATCTTGCCTAGTAAAGCCTAAAGCTCTGATAAAGAACGGCTGCGGTTTGATATGTCTTTTAAACCAACCAAAGTGAATAGGGTTTGCGTATGGAACTGCGCTCTTGCTCTTTCTATTGTTACCGGCAGATATAACCACTTTTCTTAGCTGCCTAGAAACTCTAATAGAGTCTTTTAGCCTGCCGGTTCTAACGGGAACAAGACTGCGGGCTTCATTAGCTACTATGTTTCCTGCCTCTTGAGCGGAGTCCTTGATTTCATTATCTGGAACTCCTAAATCTCTAAGCGCTCTTATAGCTTGATTAAAACCCGTTACCTTGATCCCGTTAGCCCCGAAGGTCATAATTAAGCAGTTACGACAGAAACGCCAAAGTAAACATCTGTATCGGGTGTGTTAGGAGTATTGACTACCTCTAGGGTTACAGAGAAGGTTGAAGTCTCGTTAGTGTTTAGGCTTAGCGGTGGTATCTCGTTGAACCTGACCACTCCAGAATAGTGAGGCTCTGCAACTGTCGCAGCAGCGTTACCATTTGGAGCGATTACGAACGCGCCGGTAGTTCCAAAGTTCTCCCAGAGAACGCGGTATAGAGAAGCAGCATCGCCTGAGGTAATTCCCTCTAGGGTTAGCGCCCACTCTCCGCCTACTCGCTGTTCGCAGAATGTTTGAACATCGCCTGGAGCATCGCCCAGAACAAGATCCACCATTGTGGCATCGCAGGCATACTCGACATCTGCAATTAGGAATTTGATGTTTTGCGCTTTGATGCGCGTAGAAGCTGCCATGAGGGAAGCCCTTTCTAAATAGTTATTTCTAGCTCGACTGATATGTTCGCTGATAGGTATTCAGCGTTATTTGTTTGTAAGTTGTAAGGCTCGTTTACTCTAATTACTCTGGCGTATCTCGGCATCGCATTTAGAACATCGTTTATAGCCTGATCTAAGTTCTCTGTTGCCTGTTTGTTTGTAGCTGTTGAAGCAATTACTACTAACTCTAAATTCAAGTTGTACTCAGTACCAAGCGAGCTAGGTGTGAGGTAAGGAGAAGCTGAGTTGATAATTACGATAGGAGGCACTATCCGCTCTGGAACATAATCGAGAACGCGAACAGAAGCAGCTTCTAAATCTAGCTTGAACTCTGCTTTTGATAGCGTGATCTCATTTGTCATATTGCCCAGCCAACATAAGGCATTAGTAGCGGATAGACAGCCCCCATAGGGTCTTTTGCAACCCTAACGGGGCTGCCATCCAAACTAGCGAATTGAGCGATGCCGTTTGGCGCTGAACGCCTGTGAAACAGTTCCGAAGAGCAGATAAGGATAGCCTGACGATGTATCTCGTTAGGTACTGTATCTATTTCGCCTATGTAGTTTCCTAC